TTGATTAATTTCAATAATGGTGAGCCACCAGAGGAAACCAAGTTATCAATCGAAGGGGCTATCATGAGCAAATGGTCGGGTAGCAGTAACGCTGGTAGGGCGATTATCTCGTGGAACGATTCAGCAGATACTAAAGCCGATATAACTGCGGTGCCTTTGAGCGATGCTCATAACCAATATCAGTTTATGTCGAGCGAATCGCAGGACAAAGTTTTGGTGGCTCATGGAATTACAAGCCCATTGATTTTTGGTATTAAAAATACAGCTAATGGATTCTCGTCTAACGCAGAGGAACTCAAAACAAGCATCGTTTTATTTGACAATATGGTTATTCGACCATTTCAAAATATGATCTGTGAGGCGATGAACATGATTTTGAGTTATCAAGAGGTCAATCTTGAACTTTATTTTAAGCCATTGAATCCTTTGCAGGGAGACGAGTTAATGACTACTAACGAGGATAAGGATTTTGCATTTAAATTCTCAGACCAAATAGGAGTTGACATGAACGATTCTAGTGTTGAACTAGAGGAAACATATAATGATTATCCAGATAGTGCAGTCAATAATGCAAAACGAGCAGTTAAATATGCGGAGGAAAATGGTTGGGGCGAATGTGGAACTGGCGTTGGAAAAGCACGAGCCCATCAATTAGCAAACAAAGAAAATATCAGCCGAGATACTATTGCTCGTATGGCATCATTTCGTAGGCATCAGCAAAACAAGGATGTTCCGTATACTGAGGGATGCGGAGGATTAATGTGGGATGCGTGGGGTGGCGAATCTGGAATTGCGTGGGCAGAACGCAAACTAGAACAAATCGATAAAAAAGATTTATCATTAGCAGTTGACAATCCTTGTTGGGATGGTTACGAAATGGTAGGATTTAAAACTAAGAACGGAGTTAAAGTTCCTAATTGCGTACCTATTGAACAAGCCAAAATCAATCGTAAATCGATGGCTATGTCTGATAATGACGAAAACGATTGGTTGTTACACCTTGCAGATAAGGGCGAAAAAATTGACGAGAGCGAATGGGAACTGGTAGACATATCGCCAGTAGAAAATACTGATGACGAAGCCGATATCCATTCTAACAAATTTGAGTTCTTTAAACGCTTTGCAGAGCCAAACGCTAAGAGTACGGATGACAAGGGTATTTTTAAGATTCGTTATCGTTATGGACCAGACAAATATTCTAGCAATAGCAGGATTTTCTGTAAGGACATGGTTGCCAATCGCAACTTAAATGTTGTTTACCGCAGGGAGGACATTTTGACTATGGGTGACGAAGGCATCAATGGACAATTTGCACCAGCAGGAAAATCATCGTACTCAATCTGGAAATTCAAGGGAGGGGTTAATTGCCACCATTACTGGGAACGATTGACCTTTAAACGCAAACAGACGGCAGGGAAATTCTTGCCTTTGCAACCTAACGAAATTGGTACCGATGAACGAGATTTAGAAAATTATCGCAAAGTGCCGAATCTGGAGGCTACTGCATCGGGAGTTCCCTTTAGCCCACCAGCATGGAGTAAAGCCAAAACAAGACCTATTGATATGCCTAATAACGGAGGATTAAAGAAATGACACCAAATGACATTGTACTGCTAGTAACGACAGACGATATTTTTAAGTATACATCGTTAAATGGGAATGTCGATGTTGACAAGATAACACCATTTATTAAGGTGGCTCAAGATATCGAAGTACAAGAGGTTCTTGGAACAGTCCTATATCAGAAAATCCTTACTGATGTTCGTACTACTGGATTATCTGGCAACTATTCTACATTGGTATCACAATATGTTCAGCCGATGCTTATCCATTATGCCATGAGTGATTTTTTGCAGTTTCATGGCTACGAAATAAGCAACGCAGGGATATTAAGGAATAGCCCAGAAAACTCTCAGTTACCAGATAAAAGCGAAATCGATACTATCGTGAGCAGACAAAGAACGATCGCTGAAACCTATCGTCATCGCTTGATTTCGTACTTGACTTATTATCCTCAATATTTCCCAGAATATACGGCAAACCAGAATGATGGAGAATACCCAACTACTAACCCAAATAACTATTGTGGATGGAACCTATAAAAGTACCTTACAAGCCCAAAGAGGAAAAATTCAATAAACTCAAATCGTACTATACTAAACTAAAAAAAAATGAAAGCAAAACTGATAAAAAACATTCAAGTTACTTATTTGGTAAATCACAATGAGCGTAATCAATTTCATTTTTGGATTGACGAAGATGCGGTAGAATCTCTAGTACATAGTTGGGTTTCTGATATACCCGAAAAAGATAGCGATTCTGTTTACATAGGAATTAATCTAAGTGACCATAATGCTGAAGCACAAAAGGAGGCTCTGTCGCTTATTTTAAAGCGATTTGAGGGTATCGAGGTTGTTTTCCCTATGGAGATATCAAAAGAACAAAAGAAAGCCACTAAATCGCCTAAAAAAGAGGCACAATGAGAAGTGCAATTTTTATATTGGCGATCGTACTTAGCGGATGTTCGGCACAATGGCATATTAAAAGAGCCATCGCCAAAGACCCAAGTATATTGACAGAGAAAATTATAACGATATTTGATACCATCATTGTCAAAGAGGGATTCCAGAGAATCGACACCTTTGTAACCAAAGAAGTCGATACGCTCTTAATCCGTGAAAAGGGTGTAAATACGCAGATAATTCGATTTAAGGATAGGCTAATCGTTAAAACAGAGGTCAAAAATGACACAATTCGCATCATAAAGGCAATTAAGGATTTTCAGTTAATTTACAAGGACAAGCCAAAATCCAACAAATCATTTTGGATAGCGTTTATTATAGGAGTGGCAACTGCAATTATGTTCGGAATTGGCATTAAACAACTATTAAAATGACTGGCATAGATAGAAAATTTACCAACCCATCTCGCTCAAGCCCAAAATCGAATGGCAGGGCTTGTCTATGTAAAGACAAAAACAAATATTCAAAAAAATGTTGCGATGGAACCTTGTGGGCACAGGGCATTGGTAACATCACACAACCCTAACAAATCAATTTAAAATCGTTATATATATATGAGTATCGCAGGTTCAGCATTTACAGCAGGCTACACTGGTAGCAAAGCAATAGCAAACACAAGTGCCAATACTGGTAGATTTCGTGGATTCTTTGTCAATTCCAATGCCGTTGTATCGGCTTGTTTGGATAAGGATGGAAATTCATTGATGACTACCATGGGATTGACAAGCACAACCTTGTTGCCAGGTCCTTTCCATTGCGTTGCCGATGGTAATTACATTTCATCAATTACCTTGGCATCAGGTTCAATCGTACTTTACAACGAATAATGTTTGTTGGGTTAGCCATTGGAGTAACACCATTCACCCAAGCGGGTGGGGCGGTATTGGCGTTGGAATATACCAATAGGGTAACTGCCAATGGTGGTTATTACGAAGGTGTTGACTGCATGATTTTCAAATTGGATAATTTAGATTCACAAGAATGAGTACACTTTTAGAACAAGCCAGTTTGGTAATGATACCAAGCGGATACAAAGAGGATGTTGTATATAGCCAAATCCCCACCGATGGTTCAGGCGACCTATCCTTTACCCGTGCATCCAACGGAACCCGAATAAATAGTGCGGGGTTGGTGGAGGTTACGCCGTGGAATTTGTTAAACTATTCAGAGGATTTTAGTAATGCTTATTGGTCAAAAGATGTTGGGGCTTCGGTTGATTCCAATGTAGCAACCGCACCAAATGGCACAACAACCGCAGACCGATTAAATTTTGCGGGTGCGGGTCAAGCCGTTTATACCATACAATCATTCGGAGGGGAAAATACCTTTTCAGTTTATTTAAAAGGCGAAGGTGCAAACATTGGCAAACAAATTTATTTAGAAGTCGGTGTAACTTCTACCGTGACTTTGACAGGCGAATGGCAACGATTTGAAGTAGTCGCAAATAGCGCCGCAAGTGTAGCAATTAAAAGAAATACGAGCGGTCAAGCATCAGCAGTATTGGCTTGGGGTATTCAAATGAATATAGGAGCATTAAAACCCTATTTCCCCACTACCGACCGCTTAAATGTTCCACGCCTAACCTACCAAAATGGCGGGGGCGGATGTCCGAGTTTGTTGTTGGAGAAACAGAGTACGAACCTTGTTTTACAATCCGAAGATTTTACTTTTACGAGTGGTATTTGGCTTAGCGCAACGGGTGGAGGTACGGCTTCCGTTAGTGTTACTGCAAATTATGGAATTTCACCTGATGGAACGCAGAACGCTGACCGAATTCAATTAAATAAAGGCAATACGGGGTATTCGGAAATTTACCAATTATTCTCAACAACAATCGGTTCAACATATACGCAAACTCTTTGGTTAAAATCATTGAGTGGAACGCCAAAAATTAATTTTGGTTATACGGGTTCAACTCGTGGGACAATTACATTGACAACTGAATGGAAACGCTATGAGTTTACTTATGTTTCGGGTGGTAATCCGAATGGAGTTGCATTGACTTTGTTTGATGGTTTTGACCCGTCAACTGCACAAAGCATTGATGTATTGGCGTGGGGCGCACAAGGCGAAGCGTCA